GTAATTATGGCTTTGAAATACAAAATAAAGTATATACTAGTGATATAGTAGAAGCTGTTTCATATTTTATGAATTTTACAAATTTCGATAACAAAACATTTTGGAAATTACCAATATCAAATATTAATATAATGCATATAAATCCGATAAATGCATTATATTGGTTATCCGGTGGTGATGATTTTTGGAAAAATAATGATAAAAATTTAAAATGGAGCGAATGTTATGAAATAATTCTAGAAAATTTTTCTAAAATTATATTTTCAGCATCATTCGGAAAAACATTAAATGACATTAGAGAAAATATTAAAAACAATTTAAATCTTGATGATTTTTATGATTTTATATTACAAAAATGTCTAATATAAAAAAAATAAAATATAATATAATAATATGTTAAATATAATAGAAAAATTAGATAGTTTTTTAACTAATAGTAAAATGCTCATATTAATAGATCCGGGACATGGTGGAATAGTAAATAGTAAATATACAACAGCTCCTAAAAAAATGTATGATCATGGTAATGGATTTATTTTTTATGAAGGTGTATTTAATAGAAAAGTAACAAATAAATTAAAAGATATGTTAAAAGATAATAATATCTCATATATAGATGTTGTTAGTAGTAATAATGACGTATCTTTACAAGAAAGAGTAGAGCGTGCTAATATTTTATACACAAATTATAAAAATAAATATAATATGTTGTATTTAAGTATACATGGTAATGCTGGTGGTGGAACCGGATTAGAAGTATATACGACAAAAGGTGAAACTAAATCAGATAAATATGCCGAAATTATAGCAAAAGAAATGATAAAAGTATTCCCTGAACAAAAATTTAGATCGGATAACACAGATGGTGATTTAGATAAAGAAGCAGAATATTATGTTATAAAAAACACAAAATGTCCGGCAGTATTAACAGAAAATTTCTTCTTTGATAGATTATCAGATGCTATATTAATGGATTCTGAAAGAGGTCAGGAAAGAATTGCACAAGCACATTTAAATGCTATGAAAATATTTGAGAAAATGTGAAACTAATTTAAATTAGTTTCACATTTTTATATTTTAAAATGTATCAGCATTAAAAAATACTACATGACTATCATTTTTACTTTTTAAAATAAAATCTTTTCTATATTTTATTTTTAGATTCTTTTTAATTATATTTTTAATCTGTTTTTTAGATAACTCTTTTGCATATTTATTTGAAATATAATCCGTTCTAATATCAAAAGACACTGTTACATTTTTATCTACACGGTTTAACACAAGTTTTGGATATTCAAACATATTAATTGATGTTTGATTACATTTCAAAATCATTTTTTCATTATATGAAACATGTACAAAATTATTATCATTGAAATATGATGTGTCTATTTCAATAACCATATTATTCATAAAAACATAATATCCTCTATTTGTTAATATAAAATATGAATATGTTTTTTTGTTTTTATCATATTTTATACTATTAATAGTATCATATTGATATGTATCATAATTATATTGAAATTTTAAACATACTTCTTTATTAAAAGAATAATAAAAGCTTTGTGAATATGATACATATATATTACATAAAGCAAAAATTAAAATTGTTATTATATTTTTCATTTCTTCTTATTTTATCAATTTAACTCTTAAAAAATCATTTTCTTTAATTATAATATAATCATTTTTATAATTTAAATTTAAATGTTCTTTAAAAAACTTTTTAATATCTCTTTTTTTCATATATTTCATATTATTTTTATAAACACAATCATATATTGTATGAAAATAATAATAATCATTGTTTTCGTCTATAGGTATAATATTTCTATATAAATAAAAACGATCTTTATAGAAATCAATTCTTAATTTATTATAATAACTCATATTTACTATACCGCCATCTTCAACATATGATTTATCACTTTTAAACAATAAAAATTCTTGCATATAATCATTTTTAATTGCTATATAATAAGTATCATCTACTAAAATAAAATAAGCAAACATAATACTTTTTTCAAAAACCGTATCATGTATTTCTTTATAAGAAATATTAAAATTTTGATTTACACTATCATTTTTTGAATTATCAAAAATGTTAGTTTTTATTTCTGTTATTTCACATTTATATGATTGTGAATAAGTATTAATATTCACAAGAAGGAATATTAATATCATTAATTGTTTAATATTTTTCATAAGTTTTTTTGTTTTATTTTTTTATTAATTTATGAATAATAATAATAATATCCAAATATTTTGTTGTAAAATATAAAAAATATTACTAATTTTAACATATCAATAAATTAGTAAGACTATGAATAACGAAGAATTTAAATTTTATATATTTGATTGGGATGATAATATTCTACATATGAATACAAAAATAAATATGGAGAAAATGGAAAAAGATAAATGGATATCTGTTGAAATACCAACATCTAAATTTACAGAGGTAAGAAAAAATCCAAAATATAGAATACCACATACAAATAATAAACCAGATTATGATAAAGCATATATCAACTTCAGAGATAATGGTTTAAAAGGTAACGACACATTTTTGATAGATTGTATTGATGCTATAGATAATTTAAATGTTGGCCCATCTTATTTAGCTTTTAAAAAATGTATAATCGAAGCAAGTATTATGATTATATGTACAGCAAGAGGACATTATATGAACACGATAAGAAAAGGTGTTCAATATTTTATTGATACACAATTTACACCAATAGAATTTAAATTGATGTTAAATAATATGAAAATATTTTATGACAATTTCGTTGGTAAATATAATAAAAATGTTAATTTAATAGACGAATATTTAAATTATTGTGATTTTATTGGTGTTTCTTGTGAAAAGTTTATATCATCTATAAACAAAAATGATATACCGGATGGTCACATATTTGATCCATCAAATACAGAATTAGGAAAAATAATAGCAATAGAAAGATTTATAAAAAAATGTGTGAATTTTAGCAAAAAATCAAAAAATACAATAAAAACCATAAAAATTGGTTTTTCGGATGATGATTTAGGAAACATAAATTCAATAACAAAAATTTTCAAAAACAAATTGAAAAAAATATATCCGGATGTTATATTTAATATTTATAATACATCAAAAAATGATGATGGTACAAAAAATTATATAAAACATATTATTAAATAAATATATATAATATACATAAAAAATAATATAAGAAAATGAAATTTTGGAATTGGTTTATAAAAAAATCCGACTGGAAATATTTATATTTGGGAATAACTATAATATTAATATTTTCAATTTTAAAAAATTTATATCTAGGTGTATTATGGACGTTTGTTGTTGGTGCAGTATCAACAATCGGTGTAATAAAACATTGGAAAAGATTTAATAATTTAAATAATAAAAAATAATTTATATTGTGTAATGAAAGAAACACACTTTTTTGATTTAGATTGGACATTATGGAAAACAGATTCTAAATTATCTTTAATTAATAAAAAACAACCAGAAAAAGTGTTATTTAGAATTGATCCAATGTATCAACCTATGTTAAAAACATATTGGCAAAAATATAATTTACCGATTAAATATAATGGTCAGAAATGGTGGTTATCTAAAGACATATGGGATATAGTTAAAAGAAAAAACAAAAATATAAAATTAGAAGATTTAGGGATTTCTTATAGAGATTGGTCATCTAAAGAAATATTAAAAAATCAAAAAGATAAAACACATTTTTTATTATCAAATATTGAACATTTAAAAGATAAATATAATATTAGTATTAATTTTATAACAGCCAGAAGCGATAAAAACAACCATGAAGAATTATTAAACGATTTAAAAAAATCAATTTATCTGAAACTAAAAAAGAATATTGATAAAATGTATTTTGTAAATGATTTGGATGATAATCTTTCTGATGATGTCACAGCAATGAAAAAAGCAAAAATTATATTAGAACATTTAATTGGATATAAAATAAGAAAAAATAAATTTATTGAACTGAAACAAAATGAATCTAACAATGTCCATTTTTATGATGATAACATGAAAAATATAGAAGTTATCAAAAATATACAATACTTATTTGAAGATTGTTTAAAATATACAGATCCGCTGTTAAAAAAAGAAATATTAAATAGAATAGAAAATAATTCGTTGTTTTATTATATACACCAAATAACAAATAATGATATAAATCCATTTAAAACTATAAAGATTGAATTATTAAAACCAAACAACGTTAGTATATTTAATTAATTTTTATTATATTTGTATTATGACTTTACGAGAATATTTAGATGAAAATTACACAAAAGAAGAACAAAAGAATTTAACAGAATTAAAATGTTCTGATATGATTTTAACTAGTTTAGATGGTATAGAAAAATTAACTAATTTAACACATTTATGTTGTTCTGATATGATTTTAACTAGTTTAAATGGAATAGAAAACTTAACTAATTTAACATATTTAGATTGTAATTATAATAATTTAACTAGTTTAAAAGGGATAGAAAATTTAATAAATTTAACAGCTTTAGGTTGTTCTTGGAATAATTTAACTAGTTTAAAAGGGATAGAAAAGTTAACTAATTTAAAATATTTATCTTGTTCTTATAATAATTTAACTGGTTTAAAAGGAATAGAAAACTTAACTAATTTAAAATATTTATACTGTTCTTTTAATAATTTAACTAGTTTAAACGGAATAGAAAATTTAACTAATTTAACACATTTACATTGTTCTAATAATAATTTAACTAGTTTAAAGGGTATAGAAAATTTAACTAAGTTAACAGAATTATATTGTCATTATAATAAATTAACTAGTTTAGAACCAATAGAAAAATTAATAAATTTAACACATTTATATTGCTATACTAATAAAATAACAGATTTAAAATCTATTTATAGATTAGATAAATTAGATAAATTATCTACAGATATAAAATATGAAACAATAAAACAATTAAAAAATGATATTAAAATTCAAAGAAGAAACGAGTTTATAAATGAAATTTTAAAATGACTTTACAAGAATATTTAGATAAAAAATATACGAAACAAGAACAAAAGAATTTAAAAGAGTTAAATTGTTCTTTTAATAATTTAACTAGTTTAGATGGGATAGAAAATTTAACTAATTTAACAGAATTATATTGTTATAATAATAATATAACTAGTTTAAATGGAATAGAAAATTTAACTAAATTAGAATATTTAAATTGTTCTTATAATAAATTAACCAGTTTAGATGGGATAGAAAATTTAACTAAATTAGAATATTTAAATTGTTCTAATAATAAATTAACTAGTTTAAAAGGGATAGAAAAGTTAACTATGTTAACAAAATTATTTTGTTCTTATAATAAATTAACTAGTTTAAATGGGATAGAAAAGTTAACTAATTTAACATATTTACATTGTTCTTATAATAATTTAATTAATTTAAACGGGATAGAAAAGTTAACTAATTTAACACATTTATATTGTTCTGATAATAATTTAACTAGTTTAAATGGGATAGAAAAAATAATAAATTTAATAAAATTAAGTTGTTCTAATAATAAAATAACAGATTTAAAATCTATTTACAGATTAGATAAATTAAAATATTTATATACAGATATAAAATATGATACAATAGAACAATTAAAACATGATATTAAAATTCAAAGAAGAAATGATATTATAAATGAAATTTTAAAATGACACAAATTTAATATACTATGATTTTTTTAATCTTTTTAACATTAATCAACATAAGTTTTTCAATTTGTGTTAGTGGTGTGTGTCCTTCTAAATTTTAATTTTAAAAAGATATTGGTGAAAATCCTCATTTATATTATATTGTATAAACTTCTTATTATTTTGAATAATTTTAATTTGATTCAATTCCGATTCCCATTTAACAAATTCTATTAAATCATAACCTTCTAATTTTATATCACCATACATAATTGTATCATTTTTGTTGTCAACTAATATATCTTTTATTCTATTTTTGTAATTTGTATCTATATTTTTTATTGTATATAGTTCTTATTTTTTTATTTTCAACAAATCTTTCATTTTATCTTCATCGATTTCATTAGTTTTATTATTCATTTTATTTATTTTCTCTATATTCATTTGCCATAAATAAAAAGACCAGTTATCAATAGTAGAATCTGATAAATTATAAGGTGCTTTATAAAATATTAGTTTATTGTCTAATATATAATCTAAAGGCATTTGGAAGCAAGAAAATAGTTGAAAGTCTGTTGGGGTACATTTTATTACTCCTGAGTACTGAGGAACCCATATTTTTTTTTATCCCTCTGATTCCTATTTTCAGATGGTTATTTATTATATCAAATAAAAATGAATATTCCTGAGGACTTAACTCTTCGGTAAACCATTTTTCATATTTTTGAAAATCCTCCCAATTCATATAAGTCATATCAGGATTTAAAAACGGCGCTATTTTAAAAAATGTAGTATTTATATCTTGTTTATTTTCTTTTTTTATTTTTAAATAATGATCAAAACATCTTTTCATACCAATAGTTGGCGGTTTCATATAAATTGTTTTATCATTTAATATAGTATTAAATAAAAAACATCTTTTATTTAAATCAAAAAATTCCATTATTTCCTGATTTTTCCATTTTTCAAAATTCTCCCTAATTAAATCTATTTTAACACTTTTCTCTTCACCATTATCATCTTTATATTTTATAGGAACACTTAAATTTTTACCTTTTGGGAATGTTTTCTCTCTAATTAAATAAATCAACCACACTCTATCACCTTCATATATTTGCTCATATGTTCCTAATGTACCATCATCATTATAATATAAAACACAGTTTGATATTATATCATTTAATTTATCTTTAAAATCAAAAATAGATGATTCGTCTAATGTAGAATATTGTTGTATTTCTTTTACTGTACATTCTCTAAATTTTATTTTAACACCAGGTTTATAAAAATCATATAATGGTAAATCAGACATAACAACATCTTCAAATTTATTAGAATCATGATTATGATTATTTACAGTTTTTGTATCTGGTATATTATAATCAATATTGTTTTTTAAATTTGGTATAAAATTGTTTTCTATTTTTACATTTTCTTTTGGGACCTTTGGTTTTGGTGTAGCATTATTATTAGATTTCGATGTATAATCATCTAAAAAATCCATTATGTTTTTTTCATTATTTTGCACAACTATACAATTTTTATTTATATATGATTATATTATTTATTCCTTTAATAATAAATCTAACATTTCTTCTATATAATTATAATTAAAATATGATATTCTTATTAATTTAATATTATTTTTATCACAATAATTATTTTTTATTTTATCTCTAATTTTTATATTATTAAAATTTTTTTCACCACCAAAAAATTTTACAGATTCAAAATGTTATTTACCATCATATTCGATACATAAATTATGGTTTGGTAAATAAAAATCAAATTTTAAACTCTTTTTATATTTTAAATTCATAAATTCTTTTTGGTGTTCTTAAATAGATCTAAATATTTTTTTATCTTAGACTCACCTTTAGATATATTATTTTTACAATATTCACATCCCAAAATATTATTTAATTAATGTTTAACATATTGTTTAAAAATATTATTATGTTCTTTACAACACACCTCTATTATACTATTAGTGTTTTTATAATTATTTAAATTAAATTTATACATGTTAAAATATTTACTATTTAAAATTAATAATAATTCTTTTTTATTGAATTTTCTATCATTTGATATTTTATCTATTGAACATTTTTTACATCCACATTTTTTATTCATATGATTATAAGGTGTTTGTTCAAATATTCCATGTTTTGGACATATTATTTTAACATTAGTCTACTAAATAGTAATCATATTTAAATGAATGTAATATATTAGACTGTGTGACAAACTGTTCTTTTGTTTTGTGTTTAGACATTAATTATTGATTATCCCGTGATATTGAAATACTGATCTACCCAGTAATCCGCAATAAAATTAGCACTACCTCTTGCTATATCACCAGAACTCCAATCCAAATCCTCAAATCCACCATTTAAACCTTTTATCTGACAGTTTCTATATTCAATTCTTCTAATAACAACACCTTCTCTGTCATGCAAATGTACTACAATAGTACCAACCATATCTCTTTTATAATGAAGTTCGCCTGTTTGTGTATTCCATGCCAAATCATACCATTTTTTTAGATAATTCCATGTTTTAATTGAGTTACCATCATCAACATTTACTTCATATTTAATAGATAAATTTTTTACCACACTATTTTCTGCTGTCGGTGGCATTAAAAACAATCTACCAGAATATTTAAATCTTTGCATAGCATCACCTAATTCTGGTGTTGTAACATGACCTGATATACTAGTAGTATTCAACATCATGATCTCTTGATCACCATCAGTTAATCCCAAAAGTTGTGGAAAATTAAAGGTTATTTCGAATAAATTGGGATATACAGGTTCATGCAAATCTGTTGCTGTCGGAGAAACATTAGAGAAATGTGGTAGTGCCATATTTAGTATTTATTTTTATTTATATATAAAAATTCATTTAATACATTCCGATATATAAATAAAAATATTTCTATTTTATGAGAAGAACATTAACAACAGATGATTTTAAAAAACGTAGTATTTCTATATGGGGTGATACTATTTGGAATTATAATGAAACAAATTATACAACAAGAAACAAAAAACTAACACTAATATGCAATAAACATAATCATAAATTTGAACAAATAGCGGATGCACATTTAAAAAAGAAAAATGGGTGTTATTTTTGTAATAGAGGTAAAACTAATATAGATTTCATAAAACAATCCAAAAAAATATGGGGTGATAAATTTGATTATACAAAATTAGATTATAAAAAATCAAATGATAAAATTATATTGATATGTAAAAAACATAATCACGAGTTTCTTCAATTAGCAAATAATCATCTACAAAATAGAAATGGGTGTAAATATTGTAAAATTAATTATATAGATAATGAAAAATTCATAAAACAATCTAAAAAGATATGGGGGGACAAATTTGATTATTCTAAAGTAGAATATATAAATTCTTATAGTTATATTACATTGATATGCAAAACACATAATTATGAATTTAAACAAAGACCTGATACAAATTTAAATAATAAATGTGGTTGTAAATATTGTAATACTGGTACAACAGAAGATTTCATAAAAAAAGCTAATATTGTACATAATAATATGTATGATTATTCTAAAACAGTATATATAAAATCATCTAAAAAAATCATCATAAAATGTAAAAAACATAATAAGGAATTTAAACAAACACCTAATAATCATTTATCAGGTAATGGATGTCCAATTTGCAATTCTAGCAAAGGTGAAATATTAATAGAAAATATTTTAAAAAAATTAAACATTTTATATAAAAAAGAAGTTAAATTTAATAATTGTAAAGATAAAGATTATTTGAAATTCGATTTCTATTTGCCTAACCACAATTTGTGTATTGAATATGATGGTATACAACATTTTAAACCAATAAAAGCATGGAATGGGGAAAAGGGTTTTAAATTGGTACAAAAAAGAGATAATATAAAAAATAATTATTGTAAAATTAATAATATTAAATTATTAAGATTTAATTATAGAGAAAAAAATCAAGAAAAAATAGAAACAAAAATATTAAAAAAAATGTATTTATATTAAAAGTATGAGAACTAAATTATGGAGAATATTTAAATTAAAATGCATAACTAAGAAAAAATTAAAAAATATTTCACAATGGTGGTATCATCAAAAAACACCGTGGAAAGAACACTTAAATGGCTATGATGAATGGTCTATTAAAAATAAAAAATCTTTTAATAATAAATACAAAGAAAATTGTATATGGGATTATAAATATTACAGACCACATTATAAAAAAATAGAAAAAGAAAATATAAACAATTATTATGAATACGGAAACTAAGAATAATATATTAAACTGGTTTAAAAATGACGAATTTGAATTTGAATCTGAAAAAATAATATCTAAAAATAAAATTTTATATCATATACATATATGTAAAAACGCATTTGCCAGAATAATAGATAATGATTTGTATTTCCATATTAATGATTTAAATAAAAAAGCCATTTTTAAAGTTTTAAAATTAGCAGAAAATAAATTTGAAAATATATATTTTGTTCGATATTTATTTAGAGAAAAAGAATCATATGATGATTTTTCCATACATTATTATAATTTAGAATCCATGTTTTATCATTATTCGAGATCATATTTTTTTTATGAATTTAAAAAAATAAATTTTGATTTTAAAAAATCTATATCTAAATATATATCTAAATATAATATAATGAATATTTTACAACAAGTATATGATGATGAAATATATGAAAGCCCAAATTTAAATAAACGTAGTGGAAAATTGTTGGGAAAAAAATACATATATAGTACATTTTATACAAAATCGTATTTAAATTTTAATATAGAAGATGAAAATATAAGAAATGAATTATATAATATTGATAGAGAATTAAAAATAGAATCAATATTAAATGCTTTAAATGATAATTAATATAAATTGATTTTTTCATTTATTCTCCCATATCCATTTTTTATTCCCGGTTGTCCAAACTCTATCATAACCCCGACTTAACATTATATCATATTCAGTCATTTCTGCATCATAACCATCTTTTACAAGCTTTGCTTTTTGAAACATAAAACGATGTTTTCTCACACCATCTATTACATAATAATATCCCGGTACAGTATATCCATAATCATCAAAATTTAAATTTTTATACACATCACCATCACCCCATTCTAATAAAGAATATGATGTTACTTTATAAGGTTTATACTTCTTTATAAAATATGAAAACATTTTACTAGCAGAACCTAATATATTCATATATGTTTTATTACAAAATCTTAATAATTCATATTCATCATTATTATCACTAATAGAATTTAAACACTTTCTTGTTTTTCCTAAACATAATATACTAATCAATTCATTATTATAATATAAACCTATTTTAATATTACTACCAACAACACCTTGTAAATGATTCTCTTTTAAAAACAAACTACATTCTTTTACATCAACTTCTTTTATTTCACATTTCCTTGCATATATTCTAATACTATTTGAATTTAAAATATTTGATAATCTAGATTTAACGATATTATTTTTAAAATTCCATTCATCGTCATAAATTTGAATTAATCTAATGTTATTATCTTTACATTTAAAATATTTATTTTTATGATAATGTTTACCTCTATATTTTTCAGAATGCCAGTATATACCATTACATTCTATTCCAATATTTAAATCAGGTAAATAAATATCTATTTCTAATGGTTTTATAACTGTTCTATCATTGATTATTATTTCGCCTGAATATATACTTCTAACATATTCAATAACTTCTTTATGAAACGAACTTATTGAATTCTCTTTAGGATCATTACATATTGTACCATTTTACATCTATATCTTAATAAATTAACATTTATAGTATATTGTTTTTGACACATGTCGCAATATAAAGTTGATTTATATTTATTTCTATCTATACTAATAAAATCCAAATTAAAAAATTCATTTCTTAAATTCAAATAAAATTTATCATTATTATGTATTTTTATTTTATTTTTTATTTCTTCGGATTTAATTGGGTTATCCACACCATATTTTTTTATGAACGTGTTTTCTTTTTTTCTTTTTATATCATCATTTTTTGAAACATTATCTACACCATATCTTTCTAAATTGGTTTTTTCAATTTTATCTTTTATTAAATCGTTTTGTATTGGATATTCAACGCCATATTTATCTAACATACCACCACAAATTTTGGATTTTAATTTTAAAACATTATCCACACCATATCTTTCCATATTAGTGTTTTTAACTTGATCTTTACACAAATCGGTTTGTGAATAAGTTTTCTTATTATAAATATCTAAACATGTTTCTTCACTGCGTTTTTTAACGTTTTCGTTTTGCATAGGATATTCTGTACCATATCTTTCTAAATTAGTTTTTTTAGATTTTTCTAAAACTTTATTAGATTTCATAGGAAATTCTACACCCAATTTTTCCAAATTGGTATTTTTCTTTTTCTTTATTACATCCTCACATGTAGATATACATTTATTTGAACAATAATTACTATAACCAATGTTTTTATTTTTATATTTAACTTTTTTATTACATTTTTTGTTTTTACAACACGGCGTAACATCTAAATTATTTAAAAAACAATATACCTTTTCTTTAAATGGTATATTTAAATTTTTATTTTTACAATAATCAATAATTGTATTATATTCTATTGGATGATTATTTGATAACCATTTTTCATTTGAAAATTTTCCACTAGGATCTTCTTGTTTAAATATATCTAAATTCATTTTTTTATTTTTCTCCATATCCATTTTTTACTACCACAACACCATATTTTATCATACATATTTTCATCATAAATATATTGAGTTCTAATATTTTTAACAATATAATAATATTTTGATTCTGTTATATATTTATATACAAAAAAAAGTTCTTCATATATTTTATCATCCCATTCTAAAGAAGAATATGAAATAATTTTTGATGGATTATATTTTTTTATGAAAAAATCAAATAGTATAATTATAGAATTATCAATATTCATAAATATCTTATTACAAAATCTCACCAATTCATATTCGTTCTTACTATTTTTATTTAAACATAATATACTAATCAATTCATTATTATAATATAAACCTATTTTAATATTACTACCAACTATACCATTACATTCTATTCCAATATTTAAATCAAGTAAATAAATATCTATTTCTAATGGTTTTATAACTGTTCTATCATTGATTATTATTTCGCCTGAATATATACTTCTAACATATTCAATAACTTCTTTATGAAACGAACTTATTGAATTCTCTTTAGGATCATTACATATTGTACGATCATTACATATTGTACATATTATATTACTGTTCCTATATCTTTTATTTAATAATCTATAATTTATTCTAAAAATATGTTTTTTATTTAAATCACATTTACAATGTAATACAGTTTCTTTATATTTTAATCTATTAATATTATAAATAATTAGATTAGAAAATGTATTTTTTAATATCTTATTAAAAATTTTATAAGATTGTTTAATAGATTTATAATGTATATCTGGTTGTTTCCAAGGATGATCAACATTATATTTATTTAAACAAGTTTCTTTATATTTTTCTCTATAATTATTAATATTTTTTTTAAAAGATTCAACCCTTTTTTCTATTACATTTTTATCTTTTGAAACATTATCAACACCATATCTTTTTAAGTTAGTAGATTTCCTTTTTTCATTAATTATATTTTTTTCTATTTTTGTTTTATTAATAGTATTATTGAATTTTTCTTTTATTTTTAAATTGTGTATTGGGTATTTTTTTCCATATTTTTTCAAATTTGTTTTTTCTTTCTTTAATCTAACAATATTAGATGTTGATTGACATTTATTAGAACAATATTTATTATAACCTAATGTTGAATTTTTAAAATTAACATAATTATCACAACTAATATTATTACACTTTGGTTTATATTTTAAATTGTTTAAAAAACAGTATACCTTTTCTTTAAATGGTATATCTAAATTATTATTTTTTGAATAATTAATTATTGCATTATATTCATTTATATGATATTTAAAAAGATATTTTTCTTTAGAAAATTTACCACTAGGATCAAACTGATTAAATATGAATAAATTTACAGTCATATAATTTTTATATAAAATTTTAAAAAAGTTTAAATAAAAAAAGACTTGCTAAACAAGTCTTTTTTTATTTATTAAAAATAATATTAACCTGTTATGTTTCTAAATCCACCGGATGCAATATCCCCAGTTTTTAGAATGGTGAGGTTGTTGACGATTATACCCATTGATTTCACAGGTTCAACAAACGTATCCAAAACACCGATTTGTGCATCTATTATCTCTGATGTATTATTTGTTTCATCCATAACATTAAAGAAATCATATAAACCGTTTTCTCTAACATATCTTTCACATATTCTATCAGCATCCGCTTTTATTTCTGCTCTAACCTCAGAAGTATTAAATCTCCATTGATATGTTAATAACATTTGATACAGTTCATCTTCAAGTTCAATTAATACTTCTCTAACATGAGTAAAGCTTAATGCGGATCTTGGTAAAACTTGTGCTGTGTTATCAGTTTCTATAACAAACCCTCTATTTCTTTTAAATACAATAGGGTTTGCATTCATACCATTTAAGTTTTCTATATCATCATTTGTAAAATCCATTTCAACATTACCAATACCTGTTATTAAACCATTTGTAATACCAGCAGCGACAGTCCATGCTTTAACTGATGCCAATCTAGAAGTATGTTTTCTCATAAATGTATTTGTCACAAACATAGCAGGTGGTGCATTTAAAGGTCTACCATTATCATCAATAGTACAATATGGGAAGAAGTATGCAACATTACTTTGTCCTTTACCTTGTCCAAATGTATATAAAAATGATGGATTAGAATTTGGATCACCACCAGCAGCAATAAAATCTGTTCTTAATGTACCATCATCTTTATCTATGAAGTTTGTAGCAGTAGAGTTTTTAAAATCTTTTACTGATGGCATATTTAATAAACCCAATGCTGTTAACCTTTCGCCACATAGATCAACAAACTGTTGTTTTGAGTTTGATGTTAATCCTAGTCCCCATGAATCTATTAAATATCTCCATGTTATTTTATTTCTATTAATCAAACCTTTAAATAATGGTGTATTAGATGCTAATAAATTTAAAATAGAATTTTGTCTAACCTCAGTACCATTTGGCAAACTATCAGTTCTCATTTTAAAACCTTTCATTACTATAGGATGATATGTATTAACATATCTTTCTATTTCAGTATATCTAAATGTTTGTGGATCTGTTCCAAAATTAATAATATCAATAGCAGCATCAGTTCTTATTTCAACTAATGTGGTATCAGCTGCCCATAATTTTTTTTCTACGATTCTAGTAAATCTTCTTGGTTTTTCCCCCGGTTGTAAATTTGATACATCAACATATGCCTTTAAATATTCACCTATACCAACCTCACCATATCTTTCAGCATTAACCAATATACTATTATTTTCTAAAATAGCTTCGATTTCTAAAGATTGAACAAAATTACTTCTGGCAGAAATAACTTTAATATTATCTAAGAAATAATCAGCACTAGCACTTGGTGCAAAGTTTAAACCATTTACACCAATTAAACTAGAATCTTGTGTATAATCAACAAATAATTTATTATTAATTAAATACATTTTTAAATATCTTATGTCTGTTTCATCAGCACCATGTACACTAACAACAGCATTATTTAAATCTTCTGTATTAATAGATTCATTTACTATTAATACAATTTTAGAATCATAATTACCAGATATACCAGTAACTTCACTAGCATTTAATACTGTAAATATGTTATCATTTAAATCTGTTCCAAAAAATTTAATTTTTCTATTATTAAACTTTGTAACATCGTTTAAATCGCCATTGTTAAAAAACAACTCAATAACATCATTTCCATTTTGTTTAAAGAATGATATTTTAGAAAAATCGTATCCAAACAAATCAGGATAAAAGAAATCACCACTATTTATAATACCATTCACATAATCTTTATAAAATTTAGAACCTGTTGCTACAATACCATATCCATTTGTTCCTTGTGTCGTATCTGTTCTCATACCATATGAAACACTACCAAAAGATGGGACAAATGATAATTCATCATCAACATAGTATATTTCTGGTGATGTTCCTCTATTAATATCAATACTAGGTGCAACAGTTATAGATAATTTTAAATTTTCTGTTGCATCTGTAGTAAATTCTAAATTTGTAATAACTATTTTAGCACCAGTTGTTGTTAAAATAATTCCAACACCTGCTGCTAAATTTGATTGAATTTGATTGAATATTAAATTCAATTTAGTTTTTCTATAATTATAATTAGCATCTGATGATTTTGTACCAGTAAACTCCCAGTTTACTTTATTTATACCGGAATATGTTATTAATATATCACCGCTGTTTGTACCACTACCTAGTTCACAAGTTATATTTGGTAATATAACAGTCGATGATACATTTAAACCGCCTGATGTTCCTTGACCACCAACAAAAGCAACAGCAACAGGTAATAAACCAGATGCTATAGCAGCTAAAGGTACATCATCCCATTGTGTTTGGTTACTAACTTCAAATCCTTGTACTATACCTAAAACACCATTAGAATCCATATATAATGTATCTTTTCTAATTTTACCTATACTAACATTTGGAACAGTAACACTTAATGCAGTATCATCAGGTATTATATTTTCACCACCCAAATTATAAGATGTTATTCCACTTAATGTTAATTCTGTAAATCCAGATCCCGGTAAATCAGTAATAACAGGCGTACCAAATATTCTAGTTTCAAAACCATCCATAGCACAGTGTCCAAAAGAATTACCAGCCCTATCTAATTTTACAGAATTATAATTTACCGATTCTGTTATTGCTTCTTTATATGATAAATATTCAATTGTTTCTTGTGGATCATCTACCAAACTATGACCTAATAAATCAATTAATCCTGTTGGATAATCAGTATCTTCTAACGCATCTATATCAAAAGATACGAATATACCATGACTATCAGTATCTCTATTAACAACTGTTTCTATAAATATATCTCTATCATTATTATCTTTAAAAAATGGAATTAATGATAAATCTGAATATAATCTTAATACATTAACAGCAGAATCATTAATAAAATTATTAATTTGTTCTTTTCTTAAACCATTCACATTAAAATATTGTGACCATCTACTATCAACGGATAATGTTTGGAAATTAGACCAATCACCACTAACTATTAACATTTTAACAATATAATCTTTTACTTGATCTTTTGGATATAAATATAATGGAACATTGTTAGCACCACCATAATAATCTTCTAATGTTTGTTCATATCCGGTAACATCCGATTTATAAATAAATACTGATGTTTTTTTATCTAACATATTAGTGATATGTAATATATGTCTATCATCTAATCTTTGTTCATCAGCAACTCTTAAAAAAGCTTCTCTATCTCTTTCCCAAAAATCTGCTCTATCAAAAAAATCAGAATATGGTGCTTGTGCCAATGCTCTATTTTGAACATTTGCAGCAACCGAAACTGATTTCCAGTCTATTTGATCTAATTCTTCATCAGTTTTTAATAAGTTTAATGCCCAAACTGGACCATTTCTCAATATACTTAAAATTGTTCTGTGAAAATAACAACCCTTTTTCTCTAAATTTCTATCTATATCTCCAAAAATTTCAAATAATTCTTGTGGTGTTGATATCAATATTGGTTTATTAACAGGACCTTTCTTTGAAAATCCGGGAACCAAATTAATCAACTCTGTTTGAGCAGGAATTTGTCTTACACTAGCGTCTATTTCGCGTATAAAAATACCCGGTCTTTTGAAATCTGCAATATTAAATGTAGCCATTTATTGTATTTTTATTTTACTTTATATATTAATATAGTAAAATGAAAAATATTGAATTTTTAAAAAATAGTTATTTTAGATAATTTATTTTATATTAAATATTTTTTAGCAGTATCTATTTTGCTTGTCTTTTTAATTTTATTATATTAAAAACCAAAATCTGTTTTAATAGTTTTTAAATTAGTTAAAATTTTCTATACCATTTAGACTAGTTAAATTATTAAAAGAACAATTTAATTTTGTTAAATTTAATTGTTCTTCTTTTGTATATTTTTCGTCTAAATATTCTTGCAATATCATTTTAAAATTTCATTTATAAATTCTTTTCTTCTTTGAATTTTAATATCATTTTTTAATTGTTCTATTGTTTCATATTTTATATCTGTAGATAATTTATCTAATTTATCTAATATATAAATAGATTTTAAATCTGTTATTTTATTATTATGACACTCTAAATGTGTTAACTTAGTTAAATTTTCTATTCCATTTAAACTAGTTAAATTATTATCAGAACAATTTAAATGTGTTAAATTTATTAATTTTTCTATTGGTTCTAAACTAGTTAAATTATTATCAGAACAATATAATTCTGTTAAATTAGTTAAGTTTTCTATACCTTTTAAACTAGTTAATTTATTAGAAGAACCACCTAATTGTGTTAAATTTGTTAACTTTTCTATCCTTTTTAAACTAGTTAAATTATTAGAATAACAATGTAAATATTTTAAATTAGTTAACTTTTCTATCCCTTTTAAACTAGTTAAATTATTATTATAACAATTTAAATATTCTAATTTAGTTAACTTTTCTATCCCTTTTAAACTAGTTAAATTATTAGAATAACAATGTAAATATTCTAATTTAGTTAAGTTTTCTATACCAGTTAAGCTAGTTAAATTATTATCAGAACAATATAAATGTGTTAAATTAGTTAAGTTTTCTATTCCATTTAAACTAGTTAAATTATTATAAGAACAATTTAATTTTGTTAAATTTAATTGTTCTTCTTTTGTATATTTTTTATCTAAAAATTCTTGTAAAGTCATTTTAAAATTTCATTTATAAACTCGTTTCTTCTTTGTATTTTAATATCATATTTTAATTGTTCTATTGTATCATATTTTATATCTGTAGATAAATATTCTAATTTATCTAATCTATAAATAGATTTTAAATCTGTTATTTTATTATTATGACACTCTAAATGTGATAAATTAGTTAAATTTTCTATCCCTTTTAAACTAGTTAAATTATTATCAGAACAATTTAAATGTGTTAAATTTATTAATTTTTCTATTGGTTCTAAACTAGTTAAATTATTATCAGAACAATATAAATATGTTAAATTAGTTAAATTTTCTATACCATTTAAACTAGTTAAATTATTATTATAACAAATTAAGTTTGTTAACTTAGTTAAGTTTTCTATTCCATTTAAACTAGTTAAATTATTATAAGAACAAGATAAATATTTTAAATTAGTTAAATTATCTATCCCTTTTAAACTAGTTAATTTATTAGAAGAACAACCTAATTGTGTTAAATTTGTTAAGTTTTCTATCCTTTTTAAACTAGTTAAATTATTATAATAACAATATAATTCTGTTAAATTAGTTAAATTTTCTATACCATTTAAACTAGTTAAATTATTATTATAACAATTTAAATATTCTAATTTAGTTAAGTTTTCTATCCCATTTAAACTAGTTAAATTATTATAAGAACAATTTAATTTTGTTAAATTCTTTTGTTCTTCTTTTGTATATTTTTTATCTAAAAATTCTTGTAAAGTCATTTTAAAATTTCATTTATAAACTCGTTTCTTCTTTGAATTTTAATATCATGTTTTAATTGTTCTATTGTATCATATTCTATATCTGTAGACAATTCTTCTAATTTATCTAATTTGTAAATAAATTTCAAATTTGTTATTTTATTATTATGACACTCTAAATGTGTTAACTTAGTTAAATTTTCTATTCCATTTAAACTAGTTAATTTATTATTAGAACAATATAATTCTTTTAAATTAGTTAAATTTTCTATTCCATTTAAACTAGTTAAATTATTATTATAACAATATAATTCTTTTAAATTAGTTAAAATTTCTA